ACCGGCATGTTATATTTTTCGGCGAAGTATTCCGGGTCGACCTCGTAACGGTCGGCTATCATCGTCTCGTAGGCCACCTGCTGCTCGGGTGTATAGTCGGCCGAATAGTCCCAGTCGAAGCGCAGCCCTTTGAGGGGGAATCCGTGCCGAATCATACGGGGGATAAGCTGGTTGTTCACGATGTCGCGGAGTTTGTCGCAATCACTCTCCACGAGGTTCTGGAAAATCTCCAAATGGGTCTTCGACTGCGAGAGGCTGCTGCCGTCCTCGATGGTCATGGTCTGGCCGATGATGAGCTTGGAGAGCTCGGAGTTGGCCCGGTCGATACGTTTGTCATATACGTTATAGGCATCTCCCTTGCCACTCTCCACGAACTCGATTTCCGTATCTTGCCCGGCCACCATCGAGAGACTCGCCCCCGCTTCCCGCAACATGCGGTCGAGCCGGCCGATCTCCTCTTTGTCCCGGGAGGTGGTCCGGGCAATACGCATGGGCATGCCGAAAATCTCCCCGAAAGTGTCCCAAAAGGCGAGCATGTTCTTTTTGGGAATAGTCTGCGTGGCCGCTTTCAGATAGAGGCCGAGGTCATCTGGCCGGCCTGCCTCGATGAGCCAGTCGGTAAACGGCGGCTGCCGGTATTCGACACCCGAGCGCCAGTCCTGGCCGAGGTCCGCGACAATCCTCCCATATTCGGGAACGACATGTTTGCGGGGAACGAGCCATACCCCGTCGTAACAGATATACCCGTCTTTGTCGGTGACCGGATCGCCCAGCTCGATGAGCGAATGTCCCCAATAATTGGCATCGAGGGCATAAAGCAGCAGCTGTTTGAACCACTCCTGGTTGAAATAGTGCAACGCCTCTTCATTCTCATCGCCTTTCGCATCCACGATTTTGAAGCTCCTTGCCATGACGAACCCTTCGCGTTGCTTGACACACCCCGACAGATGCAAATCGACCGACACGTCACGGTAGATGTCGTACAGTCGCTGCCGGTTCGGGCTGTCGATGTTGATGGCCATCTGCCAGGCGTTACGCCAGTCCCTGATGTCCTTGCGGGTAAGCGCATCGGTAGTGCGATGGAGATCGATGACTATTTTTTGGAACCGTCGCTTGTCGTCTTTCTTCGCCAGATTGAAATCCCCGTAAGGCGTGTGCAGCATGTCGTCGGGCCGGTGCGGGAAAAGTCCGCTGAAAAAACTTTTAATATCCATAGTGGTTACCAGTTATGTCTGAGTTTTGGTTGTGAACTGTATGCGAAAGTGTCTCCGGTGGGTGTTCCTTCGCTATCTACGACCAGTGGCAGGTCAGGAATGATTCCCCCGGCCTGTACACCTTCCAGCCACTTGATGGCGCGCTTGTAGCGTACCTCCCGTATCTCGCTGCCCATTTTCTGGGGCATGGAGGCGCTCATGTGGTACAGGGCGATATCGCAGGTGTACATGACGATGAGCCGGTTGCGGTCGTCGCCTTCGGCATTGAATACCGCCTCGCAGTCGTACTTGGGTCGCAGATACCCGGCTATCTCTTCCCGGGCCTCGGCTTCCGCACTGGTGCGGTTTTCTTCGCTGACCTGCGAAATGACCTTGAGAGCCGTCTCGCCTATAACCACTCTGTAATCCTCTTCCGTGACAAACATCTCTGCCTCCTTTCCGTCTATTTGGTGATGAACAATGCCCGTTTCTCAATGTCCCCGACGGTCACCCCCTTGCGAAAACGATGTTTTTGGACCAATTCCTTGACGGTCTTTTTAGGTACTACCTTCAAGCTCCCGTTAAGGTAAATCACGAAATAGCGCAGGCCTGTCAGCTCTGCCAGTTCTTTCGCCTTTTTGACGGCCCGTTTGTACTTTCGGGCGAAGATGATTCGTTTAATCCATTCAATCATATTACCATATATTTTTGGCGGTCGGCCTCTTGCCGAACACCGGTTGAAAACTCTCTTGCCGGGTGTTGCGTTGCAGCATCCATATCGCCCCCTCGTCGGCATCGGGGGCATCGTCGTGTATGCGGCTTCCACGCTCGAGCGACAAGGTCTGGTCAATTCCCACCTGCATGTCGGGCGTATCTTTGAGCCGTTCGTTGTACCAGACAAATCCGCGTTCCCAAAGCGGGCTTACCGCCTCGATGCGCTGCAACTTCTCGGGCTTTTTGCGTTTGTCGGGCATGATGGGCAACTGGTATCCCCGCAGGTCTCCCTCGGCCGAAAACTCGTCCAGAATGATGTCCTGCATGAAGTTGGCCTCCATGAAGAATTGAATGGCGGCCTCGTCCCGCGTCCTCTCGTAGAGGTCGTACAGCCAGCGGACCATTTCGCTTACTGTCGCCTGCCGCACGAAGCAGTCGACGAGGTGCAGTTCCGTGCCGACCTTTCCCCACAGGCGGCACGCCTTGTAGTCGTTGGAGGTGGTCGATTTGAAAGAAGGGTCGGTATAGCATACCAGCATTTCATATTTGGAGAGCTTGGGCAGCCGTTTGAAGCGAATCCACTCGTTCCGGAAGATAGAACCATCGACTATCGGGTTGTGCATCATTTCCTTTTCCCATGCCCGATACCCCACGAAATCCCGATAAGCCAGAGCCTCCCCTTTGGTCCACTTCTCCTTCCATACCGGTTCCCCGTTTGTATCGACGGCCTTGATGACGGACACATGTACTCCCTTTGTCTTGGCGATGTTCGCCAGAACGGAGGTTTTGGATATGAGGTTGCCTACCATGATAAACCGGCCCCGCCCCACGTCGAGGGCTCCGAAGAGCGCCTCTTTCACCCAGGCGGTGAGGTCGTTCACCCGCTTCTCGTTACGGCAGAGCTCATCGTCGTCGAGGTCGTCGATGACGATATAATCCGGGCGGCTTTCCCGGTCACGCAGACCACGGGGAGACTGCCCCCGTCCGCAGGCCAGGAATTTGACCCCGTTGGCGGCTTTGAATTCCCCCTCCTGCCAGGAGGCGCTGCCCCGCTGTTTCCCGAAATCGGCGATAAGGCGTTGGTTGTGTTCGAGCTCGGCCTGTATGTCTCCCAGAAGCCTGACGGCACTGTCCTCGGACTTGCCGACCACCACCATGAAATTGATGAGACGTTTGGGCTGGAACATGAGCCAGATCGGTATAAAGATGTCGAAATGGGTCGATTTGGCGTGGCCGCGCGGCCATTGGAATACCGCCTTCAAATCGGGGGTGTTTCTGACCTTGACGGCTGCCGCGTTGTGAAAGGGAGCATTGTGCACGGTACGGATCACCTCTCCGGTGGTTTTGTCGCGCAGGGTGAGATAGTGGGGAAAATAATACTCGCAGAAAGCGGCATAGTTGTTCAGCAGACGCTGCTTGCGCCTGTCCTGTTCGGCAAGTGTCTCGTGAGCCATGACGGAGGTATCCGTGATGGACTGTACCCTTTTGCAGAGCTCTTTCCACCGTTCGTATGCCAGTTTCTTTTCCGTTTGCGTAGCCATAGGCAGCTCCCCTCCTTATTTGATTCCCATCTGTTGGGTGATGTATAAGTCCTGATACTTATTGATGGCCTTGATGAGTTCGGGGGTCACTTCCGGGTCGACGGTCGAACGGAACTCGATCCATTTGGAGAATGCCATGAACACCTCGATGACATCGACCACGTTGGCCTTCTTGTCGAGTTTTTCAATGACTGCCGACAGCTTGGCCAGCTTGTCGCCCAATCCGGCAACGAGCGCAGGATCTTTCGAATCGTTGACCTGCGTGATGAGCGTGTCGATGGTGAGCAGCAGTTTGTTGACCAGTTCGGGACGGGTTACATTCTTGGCGGCGCGCGCCTCTTTCCAGCCCTCGGTGTTGCACCACTTGGATACGGTCACGCGGGAGACGTCGACCTTGTCGGCGATCTCGTTCTGCCCGAGTCCGGCCATATACAGCGTCCGCGCCAATGATTTTTTCTTTTCGGTTTCGGCCTTTGTCATATCGTCTTATGGAATATAGAATTGAAACGGCTGTTTGCAACCGTGTTGCATGAGCAAAATTGGTCGGTTTTCGCCGCGTTTCCAAACTTCTGTGAAATGGTTTCACAGAAGTATGCAACCGTTTCATACATTTTTGGAGATGAGATATTTAGCCTGTAATATTGCGTCACAATCGCAATCAAAAAGTCACAATCAAAATCAAAAAACAGATTTCAATGGGAAAAAGAGTGCGTATATCGAACGACAGCCTGAACAGCTATGGTACCCGGGTATTGACGGCCGGTATGGACGTGGAGCAGTATATGCGCAACCCCGTGCTGCTGTATATGCACGAACGGGGGAGTGTCATAGGTTACGTAAAGGACATACGGATAGAAAACGACGAAGTGACCGGAGAGCTGGTCTTTGACGAGGTGACCGAACTGAGCAAGCGCTGCAAGCGCCAATTCGAATTCGGGAGCCTGAAAATGGTCAGCGCCGGGCTCGACATCATAGAGATGAGCGAGGACAGCGAATACCTGGTTGTGGGACAGACCAGCCCGACCATCGTCAAAAGCAAACTGTTCGAGGTATCGGTCGTGGACATCGGGGCCAACGACGATGCCCTCGTGCTCAAAAAAGACGGAAAACAAATAACATTGGGCAGGGACGGCGAATGCCCGCTGCCCATCTTGAATACTAACCCTATAAAACAGGAACAAATGGAACAAAAAAAATTAGCCTTGCAGTTAGGGCTGCCGGAAACGGCGACCGAGGCCGAAATCACTGCTAAACTCGGCGAACTCCATGCAGCCCAGGAGGAGAATGTGCGGCTCAAAAAGGAAAAAGATGAGCTGACCCTCGCCAGTATCACGACCCTTGTAGATACGGCCATCAGTGAGAAACGAATCTCCGCGGACAAGAGAGAGGAGTTTGTCAACCTCGGCAAAGAGATCGGTGCGGAAAAACTGTCGTCGATATTCTCTGCCATGTCGCCGCATGTGAAGCTCTCGACTGTTCTCGGCCATCAAGGCACGGGAAAAGTGGAAGATCCGGGAAAATATGCGAAACTTAGCGAAGTGCCTGCCGACAAGCTGTTGGAACTGAGAAAAGAGCAGCCCGACGAATACAGACGCCTGTACAGAGCCGAGTATGGCATGGAGTGCGAAATTTGAGTATCAACCTTAAAAACGAAATAACAATGAGCAAAATCGTAGCGATTCTTTTTTCGCTCCTGTTCAACGCAGTTACAGGAGCTTTGCTGGGCGCGGCTGTCGGACTCTCTCCGCTGACCGGAGCCATAGGAATGAATATCGTTTCCGGCGTAATCGGAGGAGCTCTTCCCGCCGGTACGCTCCGCGAAGGCGTATTAACGGAAATCTGGACGGGCGAACTGGTCAAGTCGTTGCGGGCCGGCCTTGAAGGCACATGGCTCGATGGCGTGCCCGACAGCTCGTCGGTAGTGAATAACGATGTAATCCATCTCGTCGATGTCGGTGTCGACCCAGACGTGCTGATCAACAACACGACTTATCCCATTACCTTGCAGGAATTGAAAGACGGAGACATCTCCATCAGCCTCGACAAGTTCCAGACGAAAGTAACCCCGATTACCGACGATGAGCTGTATGCACTGAGCTACGACAAGATCGCACGGGTGAAAGAAAGCCATGCCAACGCGATAAACGACAGTAAATTCGCCAAGTCGGCCCATGCCCTGTGTGCGAATGAAGACACTGCGACCACTCCCGTTTTGACGACGACCGGAAGCCGGGATGAAAAGACGGGGCGTTTGAAATTGACAATCAGCGACGTGATACGAATGAAAGCGGCTCTCGACAAGTTGAAAGTCCCCACGACCAATCGGCGTCTGGTTCTCTGCCCGGATCACGTGAACGACCTGCTCGAGACCGAACAGAATTTCAAGGAACAGTACAATATCAACCGGGGTGAAGGCAAGGTAGGCAGAATGTACGGCTTCGACATTTACGAGTATGCCAATAACCCGCTGTATACCACTGCCGGCAAAAAGAAAGCTGTGGGAGCCACGGCCTCTACCGGAGAATTCCAGTGTTCGTTCGCGTTCTATACGCCGCGGGTGTTCAAGGCCACCGGCTCTACCAAGATGTATTGGAGTCCGGCCGAGAACGACCCCGAGTACCAACGTAACAAAGTCAATTTCCGCCATTACTTCATCTGTATGTTCAAGAAAGCGGATGCGGGTGTCGTTATGGCCAGTGGCTATCAAGCTGAGTAAGTCATGGGAAAGTTGAAATATCTGGTACTGCATTGCACCGCCACCCCCGAAGGGCGTGAGGTGACGGCCGACGAGATCCGTCGCTGGCACACCTCCGCACCCCCTGTCGGGAGGGGTTGGAAGCAGGTAGGATACACCGATATGATACACCTCGACGGCCGTGTGGAGAGGCTGGTGGACAACAACGAGGATGCGCAGGTCGATCCGTGGGAGATTACCAACGGGGCAAAAGGGTACAACACGACAGCCCGGCACGTTGTGTACGTGGGCGGTGTCGCCGCCGACGGCAAGACCCCCGTGGACACCCGCACCCTCGCACAGCGGAAAGCGATGGAAACCTACGTGAAGGATTTTCATCGTCACTTCCCCGACGTGGAGATTGTCGGCCACAACCAGCTGGCGGCGAAAGCCTGCCCCTCGTTCGACGTGCGGGCTTGGTTGAAGTCCATAGGCATTAATCGATAAGAGGTATATTATGGAGTTCAGTGAAATGCTTAACTGGATACTGGGCGGCGGCCTGTTGGCGGCGGTTGTCGGACTTCTGACTCTGAAAGCGACCGTCCGCAAGGCGAATGCCGAAGCGGAGAAAGCGAAGGCGGAAGCCGAAACAGTCCGGATAGGCAACACTGAACAGGCCACCCGGATATTGATAGAGAACATTGTCGAACCCTTAAAAAAGGAACTGAGTGAGACCAGAGAAGATTTGCGGGAAGCGAAAAAGGAGCTTGGCTCGACCAAGCGGGAGATGGCCCGCTTCCGTAAAGCCATCGAGACGGCTAACAGTTGCAAGTTTCGTGCTGACTGCCCTGTTATTTTCAAGCTGCGCGACCTCACGAGAGGCAGCGCGGGAAAAGCTGCGGACGGTGGAGACGGAGCAACGGGACAGCCTCGCGCGAGAAGTTCGCCGGATACGGACGGAAACGGTACCGATGTCGGAGGTGAGGCTGGAGATACCGACGGACAGCCTCCTTAAACTGCCGGAGGGCTCGTCGTTTCATGCCAAGAGCGGACAGGCCCGTCTCGACATCGGCAAGGGGAAGGAACCCGGAACCATCGTGGTCTATGCCTCTTGTGACAGCCTGCAGCGACAGTGTGAGTATTACGAGAAATC